CGGTTGTCGGGATTGTTGAGCCATTTGCGAAGTTGCGCCCGGTCGTGCTGGATGCCTACCTTGGGGTCATAGAAGACGCTGAGAGGGATTGAGGCCACGCGGTCACCCTGACCATCGCGCCAGTTCTGACGTTCGTCTACGCTTGCGTAAACGGCTTTGTTGCAGGCAATCAAAGTGCTGACATCCTGAACTGTTTCAACCGTACACTCCAACGTCATCGGGTCAAAGTGATGCCAGGTTTCAATTCCTGCGTCGGCGTCTCTGTCTACCAGTCGCGATTGCAAAATCATCCTCCTAAAAAAACGGGGAGAGCGCCAGTGATGACGCCCTCCCCCAGGTTGTTACGCCACGCTTTAGCTGGTGACGAGATCAGCGCAAAGACCGTGAGCGGCCTCATTGGAGACCTTCAGCGCGTATTCCGCGAGAATGGCCTTCTTCTCAGCGTCACCCGTTTTTGCCAGATCAATTGACTGGAAGGGACGAAGGAAGAGAACCGCCGCCATCTTCGGGTCAAGAATCCAGGCATCACGTTCGCGCTGGAACCGGTTGGCAAAAACCTTCAGTTCGCCGAAATCGCCCACATAAACATCAGCGGCTCCGATGATCTGCGCCTGCTTGCCGGCAGAAACGTCACGGAAGCGGGTAGCGATACCCGAAAAGCTGGAAACCACGCCCTTGTTGTAAGGCCCGGTCATCAGGATCGTGGGTTCAGCGCCAGAAGTAAAGCAGAGAGAAAGCGCCGCTTTCAGAATGGTTTCCGTGAAAGCCCGAACCGTACCGTCCGAGCGAACGTTGGCCGCAGCCGGAACGCCGGAAGTCCAGTCGGGGTTAGCCCCGGTGCCAGAAGCCTTGGCGACGTTGGTTTTGATCCACGCTGTCAGGGATGCCGTTTTGGGTGCCGTGGTGGAGTCGCCCGTCACGCCGCCCTGATTGACGCCAATGATGTTGAACTCCATATCCCGCTTGAGTTCTTTCGACATCTTGACCATCTGGTACGAAAGTTCCCGAGCGCGGCCTGCGCTGTCCACGGCGTCTTGAGTGCCGGAAACAACGACGGTCTTGCGCGAAATCATCGTGCGGTTACCGACACGAACTGTCGGAGTGACGGCGGTGAAGGTCATCTCGTCGCCCTGAAGTTGCGCGTTGGCGGCGGCAGCAGCAAGAGCGTCAGTCTGCCATTCAGTAAGAGTGGCGCTTGCCTTGCCCTTACCGATGTTCGACATGAACGGCGTGTTCTCGGGCGAGATGTTGCTGATTGTGTTGGCGAGGTCTTCGCGGTTACCGACTGCGGAGAACGTCAAAAATGTGTTGGTTACGATTGCCATTGAAATGCCTCCTTTAGGCTGGCTTCATCATGTGCAGGAACACGTCCGCTGCTGCTTCGTCGGAACGGTCCTTTTGAAAACGCTGTTGTGCGCGGGCAAGGTTACCAACTCCTGACCTCGTTGCGGGTGCGCCCGGTGTCGCAGATCTGGGGCCGATAGGCTGGACGGGTCGCAAACTGCGTGCCGCCACCGCCTTGTCGTAGAGCATGGCTTTTCGCAGAATGACTAAAAGGCGGTGGTCGTCTACCGTGTCAACGTCTTCCGGCGTAAACCCTACCGAACTGGCGAAGTCCTGAAGCGCGGCTTTGTCGGCCTTCAATCGCTTCACGTCCTTCCACTCCGGTATCGCATCGAACAACTTCACCTTTTCTTCAGCGCGGTTTTGTTGTGCAATGCGTTCCTGCTCTGCCTGCTCCCGTTCGTGCAACTGCTGACGTTCCAGATCCAGAGATTGCTGTCTTGCCCGGTATTGGGCAAAGAGCGCCTGCTGGCGAACGTATTCAGCCGGGTTTTCCGTTGCCAACTGAATCCAGTCCGGTTCCTGCGGAGCCGATTGCTGAATCATGTGCTGGAGTGTTTCGAGGTTCTGCTGGTAATGCACGCGCTCCGATTGGGCGGCTTCCAGTTCGGCGTTTGCGGTCCTCCGCAATTCTGCCGCTTCCTGAGTTTTCCGCGTGTAATCGGCAGTCCGTTGATACCCCTTTACAAGTTCGTCCGCTGTTACCTTCTGTTCTTTGCCGTCAATCTTGACGGTGAACTCGGCAACAGGTTTTGGCTCGTCGGGGTCTTCGTCGGAGTCCTGCTCATCTTCAGAGTCGTCGGCTGGAGCGTCTTCAGCCTCTTCGTCCGGGTCGATCTCCGTTTCATCCTCTTCGCCCTGCTGCGTGTCGGCGTTGCCGAGCAGCATTTTCTCGAAGGATGAGGCGGCTGTGTCGTCTGTTAGAACGCTGGTTGTTTCCGTGGCGGTCATAAGGTTTTCATGTTTAGGCGGTTCTGGCAAATCTTGCCATCATTGATGAAAGATTCAAGCTTCGCCTTTACTTCAGAAAGTACAGAAAGTTTGAGAAACATCGCCTCGCGGTCGGCAGTCGGCAATCCGCCGCTCTGCTTCCAGTCGTTTACGATTTCCGCTTCAATCGAGGTGAAGGCGTCATCCATCAGCGGGTTGCTTAGGAATTGTTCGGCGTTCTTGCCTCTGATAATACGGTCTTCAGTGGTCACTGGACGGGTTGCTCCTGAGGTAGATTAGAGGCGTTAACCTGCGCCTGCGCGTCTTGCTGCATTTGCAAGTTGTCTGCGTCGATTTTGGCGTTCACGGACATCATGTCAGCGCCATATTTCAGTTGGAGTTCAGCAAGTTTGACCCGGCTGTCAACCATAATCTTGTAACGCTCCCGCGCATCGTCCATCACCATCTGGTCGCGCTTCAGGTCTAATTCGCCCGCGTCGGTTGAAATCCTGGCCCGCGTCTTTTCCTGCTCAACCTGAGCAAGTATCATCGCCGTTTTGGCCTGCGGGTCTTCAGCGGGTTGTGGCGTTGGGGCCTGGTAGTCAGCCGGCACTGCGTTAAAAAACTGGCTTGCGTCTCTGAAGCCGGCCATTTCGGCCATCTTCCGCAGGGTTGCCGAATACTGGCTCAACGTGCAAATGGGATTTGACGGGCCAAGCGTTTGCAGGATGGCTTCCTGCTTGGCCGCAATGCCGGTGAGTGTGGCCAGCTTGTCTTCGCGTGTTCCACCGCCCAGCCCGACGTTAACCGAAACGTCCATCATCGGGTCGAACATGGAAGGCTGGACGGCGACAAACTTGTTACGCAGGCGAACGATGCGCTCTTTGTCCTGACACTGAACCGCCAGTTTGAGCAGTCCCCGGTACAGATCCTTTATCCCGGTTTCCGCAAAAATCCGGGCAATCATTTCGATATGCTCTTGCGCCGCCGTGACCGTTGCAGCTACCGCCGCTTTAGTCGTGCTTTGGAGAACGTCAGCGTTTAAGCCTTGTGAAGCCTTTGTAATACCTGTGCGGGATTCCCTCGTCTCATCCAGTAACGCCAGCACAGGCAGGGCGTTCTGGCCCACGAAAGGCTGGTTGAACGGCTGAACCATGCCGGGAGCACGCATTCGTATAATGCCGCCCGTTTCGTCGTTCATCACGTCGTCAAGGTTTACCTGATTCTCAACTACCGCAGTTCGCGGGTTGATGGCCTGCCCAAGAGAATCAAGCATGAGCCGCCATACCTGAGACTTAATCCGCTGGATGTCCATCACCAGATCGGCGATGGAGTTTCCGATCACCATGTGCGGCTCCGGGTCCGGGCAAATCAGGGCAAACGGGCGGCTCTCGGCAAGTTCGTTATGCACCACGTTGTGAGTTGTGCCCATCGTGCAAATGCGCCGCAGTTCGGCAATGCCATCGCCGTCAAAATCAACTTTGAGGAACGCCTCGCAGTAGGCAACTCGACGCTGCGCCGGGTTCGAGTAGTCCTCGGCCCCGATGGTGATATTCCACGGCGAACGCGCCAGCCGCTCGTCGTTCATTTCAAGGGTAGTGTCCCCGATGCCAGCCGCGGCAACCTGATCTTCGGTGTAGCCCATTGCTATCAGGTCGGAAACCGTTTTTTCGGTGCGATGCGCCACCAGGGTTGCGTCTTCCAGTGTTTTGGCTTCGCGAGAAATCAGGAACTCTTCAGGCGGGATGTTCGCAACGCAAAGCCGATAGTCGTTCGTTTTCTTGCGAACGGTAATTGAGGTGTAGCCGTTTTCCTCCTCGGATTCGACAAGCTCTACGCCTTCCTCGGACAACAAACCCATGACCTGATCCGCGTCGAGGTAGTGAAACTTGCGGGATTCGATGCGCGTGGCGTCGTCGGCCCAATACTTGACAATGCCGGTCTTGTTAATCAGCGCGTCCTTGAACCAGCCGTGAAACGTGAGAAAGCCGGGATTGTCTTCGGAAATGACGTATTGAACGTAATCGGTCGCCTGTTCTGCTATCGGCAGGTCTTCCGCCGACTTCGGCACAAACTGGACGGCCTGCTCAGATCCAAAGAATATCCGCAACAGGCTTGGCAGTATTGCATTTACCGTGTCCCGCACGTCCTGCGAGATTACCTGACTTCGGCCTGCCCGCTCATCTCCGAACGGCTCCGCGTTGTAGTAGCGCGTTGCCTTCGCCCTGAGCGGCGACACGTCGGAGTCGATGAAGCTGGCCGCGTCAACGATTGCCGATGAAACGATCCCTTCGAGTTCCGAAATGTCCATCTGAGCCATTGAGCATACTATACACCACTTGGAAGTGGTGTCAACACCACCTGAAAGTGGTGGTACGCTTGGAACGCATGGCAGATAAACCGCAAGAAAACCCGTTTATTGAGTTTTTAGGGCGATATCGCGACCGCCCCGACTTGTTTGTGCGTGAGGTTTTGGGCGCCACCCCGGACAAGTGGCAGGACGAGTTTTTAATGGCCGTCGCACGCGGCGAGCGACGTATTACGGTGAGATCCGGCCACGGTACCGGTAAATCTACAGTGGCTTCGTGGGCCGTAATCTGGTACATTCTGACGCGCATCCCGGTCAAGATCGTGATTACAGCCCCGAACGCCAGCCAATTATTCGATGCGCTGTTTGCCGAAATCAAAACATGGATTGAGAAGTTGCCGCCCCTGATCCGGGGGATGCTTGAGGTAAAGTCCGACCGCGTTGTTTTGGTTGGCGCAGTAGATGAAGCCTTTATTTCTGCCCGTACCAGCCGATCTGAAACGCCGGAAGCCCTTGCCGGGGTCCACTCCACCAACGTGATGCTGATCGCTGACGAGGCGTCTGGTATCCCTGAATCGGTCTTTCAAGCCGCCTACGGTTCCATGTCCGGGCACTCTGCCGTCACAATTCTGCTGGGCAACCCGCTCCGCACAAACGGCATGTTCTACGAAACGCACACAAACCCGGATCTGGCAAAGAAATGGTTCAGGATGCACGTTTCGTGCCTCGACTCCCCCAGGGTGTCCCATGAATTTGTTGACGACATCGTGGCGCTGCACGGCATCGACTCGAACGCTTACCGTATCCGCGTGCTTGGCGAGTTCCCCCGCGCTGAAGACGATACCGTCATTCCGCTGGAACTGGTAGAGTCGGCCATCGGGCGCGACGTAATCTGTTCGCCGAACGAACCGATCATCTGGGGGCTGGACGTTGCGCGGTTTGGCGACGACTCCTCGTGTCTGGTAAAGCGCCAATCAAACGTGATCGCGGACGCGCCCCGGTGCTGGTCGAAGCTGGACCTCATGCAGACCGCCGCCGTCGTCAAGTCCGAATGGGACGCCGCAAGTTCTGATATGCGCCCGATGGAAATCCTTGTCGATTCAATCGGCCTCGGGGCTGGCGCTTGTGATCGTCTGCGGGAAATGGGGCTTCCGGCCCGAGGCATCAACGTGTCCGAGTCCCCGGCAATGGGCACCACGTACCTCAACCTGAGAGCCGAGCTTTGGTTCAAGATGAAGGCATGGCTGGAGCGTCGGGACTGTCGGCTTCCTGAAGACAAGCGCCTGCGTGACGAGTTAACGCTGGTGCGCTACGGGTTTCAGTCTGGGTCCGCCAAGATGAAAATCGAATCGAAAGACGAGATCCGGGCACGTTCGCGCCGTTCTCCCGACGTTGCCGACGCCGTCGCCCTTACTTTCGCCAGCGAGGCAGGAACTGCGTTGTATGGCACCAGCTATAACAGCAAGTGGTCACAGCCGCTACGGCGCAAACTGGCGGTAGTTTGAGTCAGCCCGCCAGCCGCTCCGCAACTCCATGAGCAACCACCTGCTGCGCGATGCGGCGAACTTTCCCGTCCAGTTCTGCATCCTTCCTGCACTTCAGGCACCACCCGGTTTTGTGTGGGCGCGTCAACTTCCCGCATACCACCTTGGCGCACTTGACCAGCCCTTTGTTAGCCGGCACTTCTGGCGCTGATAACGACTTATCCCGACGAACCAGCGCCGGGTGAAGCATTCGATAAGCCTGCACCTGAGATCGACTTCCCGCAATTTCATGTTTTACTATCAGGCCAGCCCCCTCCAACGCATCCAGTGCCGTCTGTACGGTCCCCCTGTCACCGCCTATTGCATCCGCCAGCGCAACCTGGCTAAGTGCAACAATCTCATGGCCGTTACCCCATTGAGCAAACGCATCAAACAGCACCTTCGCACTGTACGGAATATCCCGCCGCGACGTGACATCTGACACCGTTTTGCCCCACTTGAACCTGCGGGGTTTCCCCGCACAAACCTGCGGGAAATCTGGCAGGGTTTCTTTATACAGAGTTACAGAGGACAATTTCACGCTTCGTCCACCCGCGACAACATTTCCCGTTGCCACTCCCGTACATCAGCCAGCCCCTGTGGAGAGTCCAGCCATTCCTCATACGCCGCCTTATTCCACAGCGAGACAACATCACCCGGCACGTATCGCCGCCGCCGGTCCTGCGTCACAGCCCGAACAGGCAAGCGCAACCGACCGCCCCGCCATTCCGCTACCGTCCCATCTTGCCTGTGCAGCATCAAGCCCATACCCGGATTTTCCCACACCTTCCCAATTTTTTTTGGCCACTTTTTTTTCGACGGCCCTCAGTTTTTACATGGCAAATTGCAGACGCATTAAGAGCC